TCATTGGAGCTTTCTCACCAGTACGGGAAGCGGACGAGGCGTTTCGCCAGGCTGAATGTTGGCCTGGTGAACGCGAACCCGTTCGCTACTGGGGTGAGCTCTTACGAGTCCACCTCGGTGTACCTCGTCGTCGACACACCTGCTACTAACGGGATCGTTGATCCTGCAGTGGCAGTGAAGTCAGTTAAGGCCTTGACGGCCTGGCTGACTGCGTCGACGGACGCGAACTCCCTGAAGCTTGTTCAGGGACAGAACTAGGCCTTTGGCCCGGTCCTGGTAGCGGAGCGGTCGATCACGACCGTGGGGGGTCAGGTTTTAGATGCCTGGCCCCCATGCAGATCCTCGTGACTCAAGATGCAACAGCTCCCATAGAAAGGGGCAAGCATGAAGAGCTTGAGAGATCTCTGGCGTGTCTCAGCTGATGAACTGGCTGAGTGGTGTCACACTAGCGCAACGCTCGACATTAAAACCGTCGAGCGTCGTGTCGAAGACGAGGGTTTTTCGTTCTTGACGATTACCCTCCCTGCCTTCGGGAAAGCCCTCGAAAGAGGACTCGAACGGGGCAGTATTGGCTCTTCCGATTTTCCTGGTTTCAGGTATCGGAGAGGGCTCCCGGTGTTTATGTCGGGTTTCCTCAGCCAGGTCTTCGATGTGGATAGTGGTGCACTGCTTCCGCAGCCGAGCATCGATTGCATTTTCGCAATCAGGCAGTTAACTAACCTGTACGCGAAGATCGAGCTACCTTGCAGCAACTCGAGGATAGTTCGCGCGATGCACAGCTACGTGGAGGTTGAGAATGAAGTTGAGAGATGGGAAAGTGCGGTCGACCCGGGCCTTATCGAAAGGTTTAGGTCGGCCTCCCAGCTCCTGTATGCTGATGTTTTCACTGCTGTTGATAGCGATTGCTACTCTGGCAGTGTTCAGCCTCGGCATGGTCCTGGGTCTACTGCAGATGGACGACTGGGAAACCAGAAGTTTGTCATGCAGAATTGGACTCAGCGTTTGGAGCAGATCTTCCCTTATGGGGAGTACTGTATCCCAAACTGGAGGTATTACTACCTCCTAGACCATGTCAACTTCTTCGATCCGGGGGCGGAACCGCCTGTGAAGGTGATTCACGTCCCCAAGACGCTACGGACACCACGCATTATAGCGATGGAGCCGGCCCACATGCAGTTTATGCAGCAAGCCGTTCTGTCGTCACTGGTGCGTGAGTTGGAAGACCCAGAGGAGCTCGTATCGAGCTTCCTCGGATTCTCTGACCAGGAGCCCAATAGGGACCTGGCCAGGGTTGGTTCCCTGACTGGCACGCTCGCTACCCTTGATCTAAAGGAGGCGAGTGACCGTGTTCCGTATCTGCTTGTACAGACTATGCTGGAGCGTTTTCCTTGGCTTAATGCTGGGGTTAGCGCTTCACGTTCGTCCAGAGCAGAGATTCCCGAGCTGGGATTGTGTATACCCAGTCTCAGGAAGTTCGCGTCAATGGGATCCGCACTCTGTTTTCCCTTCGAGGCGATGGTGTTTCTTGCTATCGTCCTCATCGGGGTCGCAGATGCGTCTCGTGTGCCGCTGTCACGCGGGTTCGTGAAGAGCCTGCGTGGTAATGTGCGCGTCTACGGGGACGATATCATCGTTCCCGCGGACAGTGTTGATTCGGTGATCCTTTCTCTGGAAGCCTTTGGCTTTCGGGTTAACAAGGACAAGTCCTTCTGGAATGGCAAATTCCGGGAGTCTTGCGGTGGGGACTTCTATGCCGGGTGGGATGTTACTCCTATTCGGCTACGCAAGTTGTTCCCTGCCTCATCGAAGGACGGTACCAGAGTGGCAGCCCTAGTCGAATTCCGTAACCACCTGTACTTGCGTGGTATGTGGAAGACGGCTGGATGGCTTGACGAAATGATCGTGGATGTTCTTCACGGTCACTTCCCCATCGTTGAGCCTACGTCACCCGTGCTGGGTCGTCGGTCTTTCCTGCCTTATCAGGCGGAGAAGGTCGATGAACGGACCCATGCCCCTATGGTAAAGGGCTGGTGTCTGCGTCCCAAACTGCCGAAGAATTCTGTCGGCGGTCCCTGGGCCCTAGTAAAGTGCCTGAGCGCCTCGGATATTTTCGAGGATGCTCTGCATCTGGAACGTTCAGGACGTCCCGTAGTCGTCGGCACCAAACTGCGGTGGATGACTCCATTCTGATAGTTGGAGTGGAGACAAGGCCTCGTCTTGCACTAGAGCCACTAGTGTGAGAGCACAGTTGCGTTTCGTGTTCTCACCTGGTTGAAATACTAACCTAGTGGGATCCGTTGCGTGAGGCTTGTGCGGTCGCTTAGACGTGGATTTCACGTTTGGGCCGCCGCTGGAAGAGG